TTTAACATTTGTGCCTGTTGAACCTAATAATCTTAGTTGGTTACCTGTAACTAATAATCCAAAGTTGTTTGGTGTGATGTAACTCCTAGATGTAAGTTCCCCGTCTATCAATCCTTTCGCTATGCCGCCATCGTCGTCGTATATGCTCATTATGATCTTTTGCACGACACCCAGTTTCTTGACTTTCACCGGTGGTGATAACCATATTGGCATACTGAATGTCAGTGTTGCAACATCTATCTCTGAATCCGCACCTACTGGTATGGTCCTCGAACTGAATGTTGTGCCTGTCAACTCAACGTAACTCAAACTGGTCCAGTCAATGTAGTTGTCCGTTTTCTGTATCTCGAAGTCTGGGTTAAACAGATACAATATCTGTTCCATGATCTGTAATTTCTGATCTGTGTTAGTTGTCCAAATGTCCGCCGACACCTCCATCCTGAACGGAGATGGCATCACTTTCTCAACGGTGTATCCTGCACCCATCTCGTTGGTGTAGTTTCCATCTGCGTCTATTCCTCTTTCTCTCAAATGCTGTTTCTCTATGTGATAAGGATTCTGCATCCTGTCCCTGTCATAGTTTAGTTCTCTGACATAAGCGGCGATCCTTGGTGCGTACTGTAGTGCGTTCTCTGAATTGTTCCTGATGATGTTTGCGACCTGTCTTGTTGGATCTCCGTACACCACTGGCACTGCTCTTAAGTTCACTGCACCATCACTGCCTCTACCAGTCTCCACTGAGAAGTTGCTCAAAATTCTAATGAATTGAGTGAGGAATTTCCTAACCTGTCCTTCGTAAAAGTGTAGCATTTTTAATTGTCAGCCTTTGGTTTCAGTGCATCTGTCAAAGACTGCCTCTGTTTGACTGTTAATCCGTTTATTGTTGATTCTGTGGCATTGTTAACGAAACTTGTTTTGTAGTTGCCCCTAGAATCATTGTTCGTTGTAGTTATTCTCACACTGTCCTCTACTTTTATCCATCTGACTCCGTCGTACCTAAACAATCTGTTGGGTAAGAAATCTGTCCTCAAGAAGTAATCGCCCTGGTCAACACCGGATGTGGGGAATGTGATACCAAACCCTGCAGGATTTCCGTTGGGTGCCACACCATCACCGTCTAGGTAGAATCCATAGTGTGAACTTGCCGGTGTGTCTATTGTGGCATTCACTGTGTTATCACTGCTGGCCCTTTGTTCTTCTGTGTTCACATTCTCAGTTCGTATATTTCCTCTTTCATCGATAGGTGCAACGTAGTATTGTTTGTAGTTGAATCCTGCCTTTGGAGCGTCCTGCTCTGCCTGTGCAACGATCTGATCATTTATCGTTTTCTCTCTGTTGTATGTGCTCATGTAACTTGCAACAGATCCTGTGGTAGTTGCATCACCTATGATATCTTTAAATTCTTGTGAATCCACTAGAGTTTTCATCTTTAATCTTAATAGATGTGGCCACCAAGTCTGTGAAAATCCTTCTGCGGCCCTGTTTACATCTTCTACAACGTAGTATCTTTTCAGTGCAATTGGCACACTTTCGTCTAATGAATAATCTTCTTTCATGTGTGGAAATTCTATCACATCACCACTCATTGGTTTTCTGCCAATCCTTTCCACTATATCGTTCAAATGAACAGTCAGGAACAATGTGTCATTCTGTAAGAACATACCAAACTGTGACAGATTAAAATCTGCATCTTGCACATTGTAAATTCCCCGAACAACATAAACATCATCTGAATATTTTCTATCTCTATTCTCTAGGAATAATAAATCTTGTATAGTTCTCTCGTTCAAACTGTCACCTGAGTACTGAGGTTGTGTAGGAGAGGCATCGCCGTCTTTGTTTGTTTCTCCTTGATCGTATGGTCCTAGGTATTTGTGTAGGTGTAGATCTGTGCCGCCCACCTGAAACATCTCCTTGATGTTGCGATCAAAGAACTTGTAGTCGTTGCCCTTTTCAGGCTTAAAAATGGATAATCTTGGCATATCATACATATTTATTGCCTAGGCAATGACTATAAATATAGGTATGTCAGAACTACAAACAGGGCAACAGGAAATTTTTGATTACGTCAAGAACAATCTCGGTGACGGGATGATTGACGTGGAATTGGACCCAAAACACTATCAAACGGCACTGGAAAGAGCAGTCAACAAATTTCGACAGCGATCATCAAATGCTGTAGAAGAATCCTATGCTTTTTTAGAACTAAAGAAAAATCAAAATAGTTACATCCTGCCAGATGAGATCATAAATGTCAGGAATCTAAACAGGAGAACTGTAGGATCAAGAACTGAAGGTGGCGAAGGCGGAACTTTGTTTGAACCATTCAACCTTGCATACACAAACACATATCTTTTGAGAGCAGGTGCAACAGGTGGATTAGCAACTTACTACGCATTCGCTTCATATCAAGAAATGATTGGAAAAATGTTTGGAAGTTTCATCCAATTCCACTTTGATGTTGCTACAAAAAAATTGACTATAACACAGAGGCCAAGAGCAGACGACGAGACAGTGCTCATGCACACTGACAACTTCAGGCCTGACATCACACTGTTCAAAGATATCTACTCTAAACCATGGATCAGAGATTACACACTTGCTGTATCTAAAATAATGCTAGGTGAAGCACGAGGCAAGTTCAACACCATAGCAGGTCCACAAGGTGGCACAACACTGAACGGTGATGCTTTGAAGAACGAAGGCCAGGCAGAGATCGAAAGATTAGAAGCAGACATAGGAAACTTTCAAGAAGGCGGAACGCCACACAGTTTTGTTATTGGTTAATTGACAACAAACTTCATTTAAATACCGTGCATGAAAGACTCCCATCACAAAAATTATTCTAACTTATCACTGGATGAACTGGAAAAATTGGTAGAGGATTTGGAAACAATGAGCATAAAAGCGTTGAAAGAACGCAAGAAAACTCTGAGAGCATCAATATTGAGATCTGTAAAAAAAGCAATCAAAGAGATTGAAAAACGTCTAAAAAAATAGTATAATAAACCTATGTTAATAGGTATAGTAGGTTTGATAGGTTCCGGCAAAGGAACAGTTTCTGACAGGCTTGTGGAAAAACACGGATATCAAAAAGACAGTTTCGCAAAAAGTTTGAAAGATGCCGTGGCGTCCATGTTCAATTGGGACAGGGCTCTGTTAGAAGGAGACACAGAATCCAGCAGACAATGGAGAGAACAACCAGACGAATTCTGGAGCAAGAAATTTGGCAAACCGACCACCCCAAGATGGGTGTTACAGCACTTTGGCACGGAAGTCATGCGTGGTCACATGTACGACGGCATTTGGGTTGACAGTTGCATTGGGAGATACAACGGGCAAGACACCGTGATAGCAGACACACGATTTCCAAATGAAGTCAAACAGATCAGAGAACATGGGGGCAAGATTATACTCGTAAAAAGAGGTCAGGATCCTGACTGGTTTGTAAACTACACAGAAGGCAACATAGAACCCAAAGGCATACACACATCTGAATATTCTTGGGCCAAAGAAGAGTTCGATTTTGTCATTGAGAACAATGGCACAAAGGAAGAATTATATGCCAAAATTGATAGACTAATCGTCAGCGATGAGATCACCAACACGCCAACCCAATCTACGGGTACTGCCCAACCTTTGGCAATTGGCGCAAACAGTTTTTAAATTAGTAGCAGTAGTATTCCTTAGATCGCCGTCTACAAACAGCACATCCAATTGAGACTTGTGCTGTGCCTTGAATCCGCATAATTCACACTTCCGTTGTTTCTTATATCCTGATCTTTGTAACGCGGTCACACCGCCAATTCTCTTGCCGGCTTTTTTCCTGATACAGGTGTCGCACTTACTACGCCAATACACCCTACCATATCTCTTGTAGGCATAGGCCCTAGGCTTGGTCTTACACTCCGTACACAACGGTCTGTCTTTGTACTGCATGTGTGTATTTACGTTCCCTATATAGGCACCGAGAAAACGGTAAATTATGTCAACAAAACCGTATGATTGAATAAATAGTTCTAGTATATACGTAACTTGCAAGGAGAATACGAAAAATGGCATTAACATCACCAGGAGTAGAAGTTTCAGTAATTAACGAGAGCTTTTATGTACCATCAGATGCGGGTACAACACCACTATTCATAGTAGCATCATCACAGGATAAGGCAAACGGAGCGGGCGACG